CAATATCGTCACTCTGGTGACGACAGGTGCGGGTGCCAACGGCACTGACGGGTTGCGGGTGGGTAACTGCCGGTTCAACTCGAAAGTGACATCGGCCGCGGGCGGTTCGCTCGTGACACTGGGCGCCGGCGCGATTGATCGGATGGTCGTTAACGATAACTTCGTCTCGGCGGCAGCTACCGCAACCGGCGCAAGCCTGGTAATCGGCGGCGCTATCGTGATGACGAATGTCGAGATCGCCAGAAACATAGTCAATCATCCAACAACGGTTGCGACCGGCATTGCGGTGACGAGTTCGGCAAGCACCTGCACCGGGATCATGCACGAGAATCTGGTGTGGTCGCTCGCGACCTCAGCGGGCCTGCTGATCACGACGGGTACGGGTCTGGGGTTCGCCCAGAACTACTGCACCATCACTGGTACAGCGGACAAGCAGGCCGTCATCAACCCAGGAACTGCGTAAGACATGGATTTCAAGGCAAAGGTCACTGCCGCTGGTTCGCGCAATGTATCGGTACAGATCAGCGGCTTTTTGAAGACAGATTGCGAAGACACATTTGAACTGGTCTCGTTTGAACATCATGAACTCAAACTGACTGGTGTCCTATTCTTGATTCAGGAAAAGGCCGGGCTCTACCTGTGGTGGGATAAGGAACGCGAGAACCTTATCCTGCCACTGGAGAGCCGCGGATCGTTCAAGTTCGATGGATTGGTGAAATGCCCGCAAGGGTGGGACGGCAAGATATGGGCCTCGGCATTCAAAATAGATGAACCGAAAGGGTTCCTGCTACTACTGGATTTCGATAAATGACCGCCACAGCCTACGGAAATTTTGGCACCTCGTTTCAACTCATCCGCGATGCGATGACGGAATCGGGATACCTGGGCCGTGGCCGCGATCCAACCTCAGAGCACTACGCGCTCTACATCAACAAGCTCAATTATATCTTTAACTTCCTGCAGGTTCGGCCGGGGTTAAAGCTATGGTTGAACGAGGATTTGCCGATCACGCCGGTCGCAGGTCAGTCCCTCTACAGCCTCGGCCCCACGGGCAACGTGCCGATGACGAAGCCGATCAGGGGTTTCGAGGGCTACTACACCGACTCGAACCAGAACCGTCGTCCGCTCATTCAGATGGGCCGCAGCGAATGGGACATGCTCTCGACGACGACATCGCAAGGGACGATCACCTCGTTCTTTGTCGATAAGCAGCAGTTCGTGCTGAATGTGAACCTGTGGCTCACGCCGAACGTGCAGGCGGCTACAGGTGTCGTGCATCTGATCGTCACGCAGCAGGTCACGCAACTGGTGTCGCTCACCGACATCATNAGTTTTCCCATCGAGTGGTATCTGACGATCATGTGGCAACTCGCTTCAGAGATTTGCACGGGGCAGCCGGCAAAGATCGTCGATCGCTGTCAGGAGAAAGCGGATTATTACCTGACCGTGCTGGAAGACTGGGATGTGGAAGATGCGAGTACGATCTTTACCATAGATTCGAGAACCCAGACCCATGAAGGACGCTTCCGATGATGGGGCAGCCATCCCCGCAGTCCTCCACGATGGCAATCCCAAAGCGCTGGCCGTTGGTCACGCCCTTTTACACCCGTGCGCCTGACACCCCAATAACCAAGGACGCGAGGCTGATCAACGGGTTCGTCGAGCAGGACGCCACGGATGGTGAGTACTGGATTTTCAAGCGATTGGGTGTTGGTGGGGCTTCGATCTTTCCCTCCAACCCGGCAGGCTATCCCCAGGGTGCGTACTTTTATTCCTACAACACCACGCCAGGGTTTTTCTTGACCCAGATCTACTCGGTGATCGGCGGCAATATACTGGTCAACACCTCCAACGTCGGGCCTATATCGCCTGGGCTGCAGTGCTATTTCGAGACAGTCAACAGCAACCCTCAAACCGTGGTGATAATGAATTCGCTTGAGGCTGTGATCTACACTCCCTCGACTGGTGCGTTTGCTCAGATCGTCGATGCAAACTACCCCACAGTCGCCTGTCCTGGCTGGGCATATCTGGACGGAACCCTCTATGTGATGGATTACAGCGGCAACATCTGGGGTTCGAAGACTGTCAACAACGCGGCTGTATGGGATGGCCTAAACGTCGTCCCAGCCTCTACCAAGGCCGACCAGGGAGTGTTTCTAGCCACCCAGCTAACCTACGTCATAGCCTTCAAACAGTGGACTACACAGATTTTCTACGATGCGCTCAACGCCACGGGGTCGCCGCTGTCTCCCGTGCCTGACGCCCAGATCCCCTTCGGATGCTACCACCCTGGGTCAGTCCAGAAGATCGACGAGATTTTGATTTGGATGACCTCAAACCAGACCATCTCCCCACAGATCGCCATCATGGAAAACCTCTCTCCGACGATTGTTTCCACACCCTCGGTAGACAGAATCCTCGACAACGTGCTGATCAACGTGGGGATTCCGATTGCAGGGGATATGAGTCTGTATAGCTGGACCCTCAAACACGCGGGGCACAGGTTTTATGGATTGACCCTGGCGGCAAACAACCTAACCCTGGTCTACGACATCGACCAGAAATACTGGTCTGTCTGGACCGATGCCTTTGGCAATTACTGGCCGATAGGGAATTTCACCTATATCCCCTCCAACACAGGCACCACAGGCAAGCACATTGCACAGCTGATGAACACTGCCTACCCTGGCAACCAGGGGAGTTTGTACCCTGTGGACGGAGACTACGAATATCCGAATGACTTTGGAAAGGTCCCAGCGGTGGACATCTACACCCCCAATGTCAATGGCGGGACTGTCCGCCGGAAGGTTCTGAACATGCTTTACTTCGAGGCCGACCAGACACCTGGCAGTATTCTCCAGGCCCGTTATAGCGACAACGACTACAAAGACTGGTCAAACTTCCGCTCCATCGACCTCAACCAAGAAAAGCCCTTTCTCGACAACGAGGGGACTTTCCAGAACTCTCGTGCCTACCACTTCCGCCACCAATGCAACACCAGGTTTCGGATCAAGGCGTCCGAACTGCAACTGGATATCGGTAGCTTATGAGCCAACAGACTCTCAATCCGCCGCCACCCAGAACATCGAAGCCGCTCGATGCCAAGAAGGAGTTCACTGAACTCTGGTCCGGGTGGTTTCGATCCGTGTGGAGTGTGATCAATACCGCTGTTTTCGTAGGCGTGAATAACAATGTTCTGTTGAATACTTCCGGTGCCGCGCTTGCCACGACGGCGACCAATGGATTTACCTATATCCCGACGTGCGCAGGAACTCCCACTGGCACACCGACATTGTTTGCGGGAACCGTTCCGATCGTTTACGACACGACGGGACACAAACTGTGGGTCTATCGGGCAGGTGCGTGGGCAGGAGTGGCGATATGATGAAACTGACGACTCTGTGGGATACCTCCTCCAAACTGACGTGGAAGCAGAAGGTTGCCTACCTCTCGCATCAGTTCATTAAGTGCAGCAATGCGCCCGAGATGCCGGTGACGCATATATTCGCGCCGGGTGTTTACATCCGCGAGATCAGGATTCCGAAGGGAACATTATTTCTGGGCCGCGAGCATCTGCACGGACACCTGTGCCAATTGGTGAGCGGTGCCATCGTGTGGATCACGCCAGATGGCAAGCATCGCCTCGAGGCACCGTATCAGGTCTACTCCAAACCCGGCGATCACATGGTTCTCTACGCAATCACCGATGTCGTGGGACGAACGGTTCATGCCAATATCACCGACAGCCGCGATACGCAGGAACTCGAAGCCGCCTACTTCGGTAGTCGCGAGGAAATGCTCGAACTCGGCAAGGATCTGTACGAGTACCATCAAATGTTCGTGGATCGCGGAGTGGATGAGGAACTGCTGCGCATGATCTTCGAGAACGAAGCGGATGTAGTGCCGCTAGACAAAGAGTACGGCGTCGAAGTGACCGACTCACCGATTCAGGGCAAGGGCGTGTTTGCCACGGCGCAGTTCCCCAAGGGCGCCGCGATTGCACCCGCCCGGATCGACAGTCACCGGACGCCGGTC